TACCACCAGAATGGCCAGCACTATTACCACCGCCGCTGCCTCCAGTAGCAGGAGTACCATCTGTATTTAGTACATTACCCCATACAGTACCTAATGATGTGGTGTAATAGATAGCAGGATCATTACCAACTAAACCAGAGTAACCACTACAGTTAGTACCGTATCCACCGCCACCACCGCCACCACTAAAGCAATGCACATCGCTTGTATCATAGCCACTGGATGTCCATGAGGAAGTGCCTTTGTAAGTATTGGAGTTTGGTTGTGCGTTGAATTCTACACTATTTCCAATAGTAATTGCTCTATTAGCAAATACAACCAAACCATTCTTGTACAAACCACTGGTACCTACTTTAATTAAGGAACTATCACTAATAGTGAGTTCAGTAAATTGGTATAATCCAGCCTTAGTAACAGCACCAGACCATGTAGCAGCGCCATCTACGCCGTTACCCCACCTAGAGGGTGTAGGAGAACCACCTAAAACAGGCCCAAACATATTTAGGCTGCCGTTAGATCGTATGTGATAGCACAATACAATGAAGTGCCATCAGATACACAGGAAATCAGGTCTACTTTATTAACACCTGAGCTAAGTAGGGCATCCCCACCGGGGAATTTGAAAGTAGAAGAAAAGTCAATATCGTAACTACCTGTGTTCTTCATAATAAATGTGTAACAACCACCAGAAACAAGATTAGAGACACCTAATGTATAAGAACCCGCAATAGTAACATCAAAAACATTACTTAGAGATAGATCAATACTTGTGTTACCGGAAATAGTAACACTATTCTTAGTTACCGCCTGTGCTTTAGTGAAGGACTGGTTTATTCCTAGAACTGCTGGTGTCTGTGTATTCACAGTTAATGAAGTACAGGTCAAGGCATTAGCGGCAAAGCTTTCTGTGTTCTTACCATTTTTCTTAGCGAAGTTGGTAAAGACATACGCTAAATTAGCAAGCTGTGAAGAAGACTCATCATAGGTTGCTGTAGGTGCTAAAGGTGTACCAGTCAGCGTTGGAGAGGCTGTATCCGCTTTGGTGTTGACAGCAGTAGCAATGTTATTATACTCTGTGTCAATCTCAGCACCTTTAATCTTCTTATCAGCATTACCAGAAGGTAGGCTGTCTTTAACAGCAAAGTTTGTAGACTTAACATAGTTACTCATGTTTATTCCTTAAATAATAGTCTTACCGGACACTACACCAAGATCAATCTTCTGGATACTTAGCGGATAACCAACAATGTCTGCTTCAAAACCTAATTGAATTACTTTACCAGAGCCACTAGCATTAGTAGCAATATTCTGTGCTGTTGTGTTGCCTGAATACTCGCCAATATTATACTCTGCAATATTATATTCAGAAGCAGTACCAAAGTTAGTTAGAGACAATGGCCTAGATTGGAAGTTAGTGCTATAGTCAAAACCAAACTTAATAACGAATGCTTGACCCTGACCACCATCAGCAATAACACCAATACGCTTTAGCATCTTTAGTGATGTAGGTGCGCCTAAGTCAAAGTAGTTAGTGAAGTAACGCATACGATAAGTATCGCCATTATCATCAAAGCCGTAATACCTACCAATACCGTTTACTTGACCCACTAACAATACTCTGTTCTCTGTAGAGCAGAAAGACTTATGCGTGACATTCTCCCATAGTGTCACCTTAGCACCACCGTTCTGTAGTGCTACACGCATATCAAAACAAACAACCTGCTTTAGTGTTGGTAATGTTAGTAGATAAAAAGCATCTCTTTCAAAATAGACTGATTTAATTCTACTAACATCCTCACCATCAACCCATGAGATCAAGTCATCACGGATATTGATAGACAGCTCTCGTAGCGGCATAGACTTCTCTTGAATGGTGCGTAATAGACTACGAACACCTGTCTTACTCAAGAAAATAATATCTGTACCGCTAGACTGTACAGTATCTCGTGCAATACAGCCTACACCTTTAATAACATCACTTAGAGCTAAACTATCTACATCATTAGCATTAGCATAGACAGCAATGTTATTCTTACAGAAGACAATCAGGAAGTTGTTGTGTACTGCTAGATTAACAATCTCATCATTGTTACCTACTACAGCACTAACATCCAAGACACCAGCACCAGCGCCAGTGTAGTCTGTACCATCCAGCAGAGCACTATAGAATACAGTAGTCTTATTGCCTGAAGTAACAGCAGCCCATGTACGACCATAGGCTGATACAACAACATTAGGATCGAAGGTAGCGGCGGTATAGCCTGTCGGTACAGAGCCTACATCACCTACACGACGATAAATGTCATTACCACTGTAGTCACTATAGACAAGTAATGGATGGCCTAATTGAGCACCGAAGGCATAACCAACAGCATTAGCACCTTGACCATAAGGTAATGCACACCACTGCCAGTTATTACCTGTAATGGTTACTGCTACATCAGCAGTGTTAGTAGCATTACGGATATTCTTAGCTGCTAATACAGTACCATCAGCAGAACTAAATAGCTTGTTATTACCAGAGCACAGATACTGATAATTACCATCTACATCCTTAAACTCAAATAGACTATCAATAGTAGAGCCAGTAGCCAGAGTACCTTGGTTAGTTGTAACAAGATCCCAACCACGCCTAGCACCAATTCTACCGAACTTATCAATGACACAATTAGCAGCAGTTAAGGCCCAACCGGAATCAAGAGTGATACCACTATCTTGAGTGTTGAGACCATTAAAGCCGGGAGCTACAATAGCGCCTGATAACAGCTTTGCTACCATTAGACAGCACCCCAAATAATTTCATCTTCACGATTACCGGAATCAATAGCAATGTAATCAGCCAGCATTAGACGGAAGCGTAGTTCTGCTGTTTGATTACCACCATCCAAGCCACGCTCTTCTACAGCACGAGACATAGCACCAGCAATAATAAGTTCTGATGGTAGGGATGTTTCATCTGTATTATTAACCAGAGTTGCTTCTGGTACTACAGCATTAACTCGTAGTGCATAAACACCATTAGGTGGTGGATATAGATCCATCTGCATATCACCAGCGCTGCTAACACCGTTTAAGTTATAGTAAATAGGCTTATCGGCAACTACATTACTATTCTGATAAATAGTGTCAAACCACTTAGCAGTGTTATAAGTAATCTCTATATCATTAGTGTCATCATTAACACTTAAGATACGCATACGGGCACCAGAACCAACTAGAGTATAATTAAAGACATTCGCTTGAGTAGTGACTGTCAATGTAGTACGCAATGCAGACCAATTCCATGAATCTTCTACTTCACGCTTTGCGTCATTAACAAACTCACCAATTAGCGCACTATAGTCATTCTCATTGACTGTAGACACCTGTGGCTCTCTTAGGCGCTTTAGCACTTTATTGACAATATCTAAATACTGAGTAGCCATTTTATATACCTTTAATTATACATTTCAATAATACTACAGAATAGCTTAAAAGTCAAGCAATGTAACTACACTGTAATTGCTGTTGGTTCTGGGCCTGAAGCGGATAGGCTTGCTTTAGCGTTCTCTTCAAAAGTAGCAATAACACTAAAACTATTGGTAGGCTGATAAATAATAACTTCATCATCCGGCACTAATACGACATAACCACCCCAGATATGGAGATAGTTTTTAGCAGTAATGTCTTTATCCCTTAGGAAAGGAATAACAGTAGAATCACGCTTAATACCAACAGAGATTGATTGTGTACCGTTGTCTAGGTTAGAGATATACAAAGTAATCATTGTAGATTCTACGCCTTCAGGACAAGTATACAGCCTCATATACTTACCTGTAGTGCCATTGAAGTTATATGAACTATCTACTAGAGTTGCTTTTGTTAGTGCTTTCATTTATATTTCCACCGTGCTTTGTTAGGACGCACATCAATATGTGTAAATGTATTAGATGATGCTAAACCATACTTATCAGGATACTTGTTTTCTAAGTAAGCAAGGACATCCTTTGGAGCAACATCTTTGACAATAATATCGGCAGCGATGCCTTTGGTGTGCATCGAAGTAGTAGCACCGCCTATTTGCTTATTGTAGGCTTCACACCTACAACCACTGGTTATAGTGGTAGCTGCATTAAAATGTTCACGAACATCATCAAGCACATACATTAACTCCACATCACACGCTGCAAAGCCACAGCCGCATTTACATTGGAATTCCTGTCTGTTGAAGTATTTACTTACCTTCATTTAGGCCAGCTATTAGAGAGCACTAACGAGTCAGTGGCGTGTCCGTCAGCTTTTGTTGCCATTGCTTCAAGAGAAGTTGTACACTCTCCGAATACGGTTGAGAGGGTTGTGGTGTAGTTGTTAAGGGCTTCTCTGGTAGCTGTGGACATTGCTGCTGCGGCTTCACGCTGTTGCTCGTGCAAGCGGATAAGTTCAGACCTAGCATTATCAGCAGCAACATTGTTGCGTTTGATTTGGTCATTAGCTTTGCGTAATGCTGCATCTTTAGTCCTTTGCATATCTACTGTCTGTTGCATTGCTACTTCAACCGCTGTAGCAGTCTCTGTTGCATTATCAGCAACCATCGTTGCTATTTTGGCATCATAACGCCAGCCATTAATAATATAGCCAGCTAGGAAGCCTATAACAACACCAGCAGCAATAAAGTTAATGTTCATCTTTTTGCCATTTATCATCAATGGTTGCAAAGCCGATGTAGGCACCAACGACACCAGTGACAAAGACATAAAAGGCTCCTGCTACAGTACCTAGTTGAGTAGAATCAGTTGTTAGTAGTAATAGTGGGAATAACAAACCAGCAACCAATGCTGCCCATGCCATTCTCCTCCTATTCTTCCTTCTATCTAGCGTCTTGTCGGTGTTCATTTCAAGCAAACATCGTCATTATCTGTTGTACTTGTGGAATGACAACAGGGATATAGACAGGTACTAGGAATATAATCATTTGTCTACTTTAGTGCTAAGATGCTCGAAGAGTTGTTTGAGCATTTCTTTAATCTCGCGGATATCCTCTTTGTAATCATTTCTACCAACATATTCCTTTGGTAAACTAACTTCAATCTCTTTAACATCCTGCTTTAGTTCTTGGACAGCATCCCAGATAGTCTTACCTAGCCAACCTAGTAGAGCCATAAAGCCACCAAAGACAAAGTTAAGAAAGGTTTGATCCATTTACATCCCTGATACAAAAGCTAGTAATCCACCAATCAATGTAGCAATAACATCCCATACATCCGGGGTATGCTTATCTTTGTTAATGTAATCGTAAATCTCTTTACCAGTAGCAGCAAGAAACACCATAGCCAAACCAAACAATGGTGTAATAAAGTGACATACTGAGTAGATAAAAAGCCCAGCCACAATGTGGCCGAGCTTATCGCAGGGGATCTTACTGAGCA